TATAATTTTAATAATTGTTTTTGGTTTGGATTTAGAGTATTATATTTTTCATTAAATTTCTCTACTAAAATTTTATAAGATAAAATTCTAATATCCTTATCTTCTTTTCCAAATTGAGATTCAATTAAACTTTGAATGTTAGGCGTAGCATCATCCTTTCTAATTAAATGTTCAAAGATATGTGATTTTGAATCTACAATCTCTACTGGATTATCTGCTTCTGCATATTCAAATAATTTGTATGCGCTAGCTAAAATTTTATAATTACTAACCTTATGTTGGAAAAACTCTTCTAAATTATAATTTTCTCTTATTTTTTTAATTAAATTATACTTTTGCTTTTCTAAAGATTCTTCATTTAGTTTTCTTCTAGCTGATATTACTGCTTCTAAAAGGCGCGTTGCTTTCCACTCGTTTGAAATTTTTTCAGTTGTCAAAGTTTGATATAACTTTAACTCGTGAGATAAGCTAGATTTTTTTGCAAAAAACTCCTTAATAATTTCAATAGCCTTTGAATCTTTATTGTTTAAGATATCAGACGTAATCTGTCTTACCAATAATTCAAAGATTATACTTGTATTTCGAAGCTTGTTATGTTTAATTTTTTTCATACAGTATTAGTACTACATATATTATATATCATTAATAATTATTACATTATCTAATAAGTTATTCAGAAATGTTCGTTTCATCTAAATACGTACCTTTATCTGAATCTTTTTTCTCAGTTAATGTAATACTTTCTAAAATTAACTTTTTATTTGAATGTTTATTTTTATTAAATCCTGTAATTCCTAATTTTGATGCTGCAACTTTTGCTTCTTTTACAGATATATCAATTGCTGGTTTAAATCCTTTTGAACCTATTGGATCTCTTCCTAATGAATGAGAATCAGTTCCATATAATGAACCTTTTTTAGGTCTGCCGCTACCTTCCCAACCACCTGCTGGCATTTCTGTAGACTGTCCTGTAGTTTTTGTGGAAACGTGCATTGTTGCAATGTCATGCGGAGTACCAAAAGATTCTCCAGTTAATAATGGATCATTTCCTTCGTCTTCGATTTGACTTTGACGGAATTTATTTTTAAGATCATCTAAAATTGAATTTCTTTCTCTTAACCATTCGTCTTCAGATAATTTAAATATATTTTTATAAATCCATTCTTCTGATAATAATTTAGATTCTTGAATTGACGTAGCTAGTTCTATTTTTTCTTTCCATAAAGCAATTAATTCTTGCTCGTAAACAATAGAAGGAGTAGTTAAGCCTATTTCAAAATTAATTAAATCTTCATTATCATAACCTTGCGCGAACAAATGTATTACTGCTATCTTAGTTAATTCAGACACTACAATTCTTTGTATACGCTCAACAGACCTGGCGAAACGAACGTCTTCTGCTGCTAATAATGCTTTCCCTCCAATGCCTTCATCAAATGTTAAAAATGCTTTTGGAATTTTTAATCCAGCTAACATTCTATTTTTTAAGTATTCAATATCATCAATACCCGTCCATTCAATACCGCTTAATGTGTCGATTTCAGTGCCTGACTGTCCACCTCTTACTGGAAGATAATAATCCTCCAACATATTCATTAAATTAAACTTTAAATCATAATCTCCTGTTTGTTGGTTGATATATGGCTGCTTTTTCATTTTATTCATGATTTGCTGCATATAATTATCAACTTCATTGGTCGGTATATTTCCAACATCTATTTTAAAGATTCGTCTTTCAGGAGCGCGCATTACTCTGGAGATTAACATTGCATCTTCCATCATTGTTAATTGCTTCCATACTTTTCTTGCACCTTCTAATATAGACTTACCATATGGTAAAAAATTCGAATCTGTTAGTAAACGAAAATGGGCAATTTCATAATTGTTATATTTAACGTTACTATTACCCATGATAGAAAATTTCACATCATATGGGTTATTTGGATCTAAGCCTTCTTCTCTTACAACTTCATATGATGATAAAGGCGTTACGTTAACTATACCAATATCTTCTCTAATATCCATATACAAGTAAAGATCGCCGTATTTATTCATACTTCTTATCCACGGCCACAAATTAAATTCAACATTTAAAATATCATAAAACAAATTATGAAGTATTTTTTTAATATTTTCGTCTGAACTTTTAATCGTTAATATTTCATCATATTCATTTTTTCTAGTAGATTCGTCTGAATATATGTCCAATGCTGCACATATAATAGAATCCATATCCATGATTTCATAATCCGTATAAAGTTCTGTCCTTGAGCTTTGATAATTGTAGTTATTATTATATGTAGATATACTAGGTTTTATACCATGTAATCTTGTAAATCGATCTACATATTTCGACTGCTCTAAATTACCTACTGATTGTAATTTATCAGTATCGAGAACTTTTATTTTTTTTCCGCCTACACGACGTACTATAACGTTATTCGAAAATAACCTGTTTAATCTAGCTCCTAGAGATTTATCTATTAAGGACATATTTTATTCTTTATTATAATTATATAGTTGGCCTAATAACGGCTCGTTTTTTAAAGTAACCAAGATATGTCTTCCGTATCTTTTCCTGCTTTCATTGACCATTGCGATTGATATGAAGAATTTGATGTTGCATTATATACAGGTAATGATTTGCCTACTAATCCTAAGGTCTTTCTTTGCAAATCTAATCCTTGTTGACGTAATTTTAATGCCGTATCTCGAACCCACAATGCAATTGCTAAAGAAATTACTAAGTCATCATTATATCCATATTGTGCTTCAGGCCTTGAACTATTCCAAATAAAATTTTGTAATTCGCTAATTGTGCGTTTACAATGTATTATTGGAGATCTGTCTCTAAAATATTCTACTAATTTAGAAATGATTAATGGTCTATTTCTAGTTGTTTGAGAAAACCCAGGAGTCATTTTAGATTTAGTTGCTAAATCATAACCAGATGATATTTGTTGTTGAACATCTACTGTTGTCAAATCTGCACTGCTATAAAATAAATTTGCATATCCTCTATCAATAGCAGGCTGAACTGCTGCCCATCCTATATTTGAATTTTCAATAACTAATAAAGCATCATTATATTCTGTAGATACCGCTACTAAAAAATTACCATAATCTTTAGGGTTTAATTTTCCTTTATAAGAAGCACATTGTTCTACTGATTCAATTTCAATAACATGAAACGATGAATAATCCGCAGCGTCGCCTCGAGCAACGTCAGCTACGACTATATAAGATTTACCTGCTTCTGGATATTTCCATACCCATAAATTAGCATCAAAGCCTCTTTTTTCTAAAGGATCATAAACTCTTCCTGATTCTTCCCAATACCATTTTAAAATTAAAGGGTCAATTACTGTATTACCTGATGTCGTGAAATCGCAATCACATTCTTGAGCTGCTAATTTATCGCCCAATTCTGCCGTTTGGGCATCTCTCCAAGTTTGATCTCTGTCAGGATGTACCGTCCAATGTAGTTTAATAGTGTGGAAATTATTTTCTCCAGCATCTGCTTTTTGCCACATTCTATGAAAAAAGTTACCCATACCATTAGGTGTAGATAACATAATACATTTACCACCGGTAGCTAATGTTTGTTGCAAACCGCCCCATAATTCTTCGATTGTATTTGATTCAATAAATGCAGCTTCATCTATTACTAACAAAGATACTGCTTCAGAACGACCTGCACTTGTTGAAGTCGAAGATGCTTTTACTTGAGAACCGTTAGTTAATCGTAATGATAATTTATTATCTTCTGTGGATTGCGCGTTTTGAGTTAACCAATTAGGTAAATTGTCATACATTACTCTTACCTTAGTAACTAAGTTTCTTGCAACTTCTTGTCGGGTTGCAATTACTAAACAATTCTTATCTTCATGGAATGTCATTAACCATAAAATATATCCTGCAGATAATGTAGATATACCTAACTGACGAGACTTTAATATAATATTTCTATCATAATCTCTAAAATCATATAAACATTGCTCTTGAAATGGATATAAATCAAAAAGCATTTTACCTTTTTTAGGATGTTGAATATAACAATACTTGCGCATAAAATACACAGGATCTGTTGCGCATTTTTTATATTCCCCTTTAATAATATCTTTTAAGTTTTGCGGAGATACTACTTGTTTTTGATAATCATTTACATCTGCCATCTTATAATATACTAAATAATATTGCAGATAATACTGCTCCAGCCGGAAACATTATAAATGGCTTTTCATACCACTTTGGTTTTGAAATTTCGTATGCTTTTTTCCAATCTTGAACATTTGCTTCTAAGTTAGAAATTTGCACTTTTTGACCTTCAATAATAATGCTATCCATTTGTAAAACTGTTTTAAAGTCAGTACATTGAATTTTATATTCTTCTATTAATTGAGTATGTATAGAATCTTTATGTTCTAATACTTTAATATTATTGTAAATATTAATAATTTTTCTTTTGCTAAAACAAGTATCAACTGTCTGAGCTGATATATTGATAGATAACCCTAAAGATAAAATTATAAAAATTATTAACTGTTTCATTTTAATTTAATTGTTTATTACCGAATATATGCAAAAATCTAAGAGCATTTGCTAAGCTCGTATCATACACAGGTAATGTGTTTAAAGATTCTTGAAGATTGTTGATAGTTGTTGTTCTTTTATCAATGTTATTAATTACTTCTACTTTTTGAACTGATATGCTATCTAATTTTTTTACAATGCTATCGTTTTGAGCTTCCCTCAATTCAATATTATGTTTTAATTCTTTTACATTAGTATTTAAGTCGGTAACATATTGTTTAATATAAAAGATAATTGTAATAAAAACAAGTATATATACAATATTAATTAACGGTAGTTTTATTTTCATTTATTGTTTCTCCTAATAATTGGTTTTTAATGTTTTCAAAATCACGGTCTAAAAGTTCATCTAGTTCAGCTTCTTTACCTTTCCAAGGAGATTCCCATGTTTCAACAGTACCATCTCCATTTACAAATTCTGCTTTTGTTAATAATTCTTTAATAGCTTGAATTTCAACTTTAGCATCAGATAACCATGATTCAATATTTGGCTTCATTAAATTTCTTGCATATTCATTAAATGTGCCGTTAATTTTATGTTCATGTTCCATTTCAATTACACAATCAAAACACATCTTATGAATCCTCCACATTTTTTTATTGTATTTATTATCAACCATTTCATGATTACATTTAGGACAAACCTTTGGTAATAAATACGATTTTAATGCTTCACGCATAGCATCTAAGATTTTAGAACTGCTTACACGATATCCTTCTTTTTGCTCCCATTCAACGCCGTTAGAATCAATCCACGTATCTCCGACATTTTTTACTTCTTCTTTAGATTTATATCCGACGGTAGTTTTGTTTTGAGACTTATGAGTCCCTGAAAGCATTTGTGTTATTGCTTGTATGTTTTGTAATTTTTTTGTCATAACCTTTTATATAATTATCGATTAGTTAATATTTATATACTTTTATAGAACATCAGCTACTTTATCTAATGCTCTTTGCTTATTAACACCTTTAGGTGTGCCTACTTCTCCACTTTTAATAGATATCATAGATTTAAATATACCTTTAATTCTATTTCTAGATCTAGTGTTTTTAACTTTTCTTACTATATCATATAATAAATCTTCAAACGTGCCGTCAATATTAAAATTAGAAAATAATTGTTTGATAGTATTCCATTGTGTAGTTTTCCAAACTTCTTTTCTTTCTAGTTCTTTAAATTCAGAAGATAATCTAACTATTCGTAATGTTAATGCTACGCTAGATAAATTAAATTCATATTCTTCATCAGGGCCTAATTCTGGCACGTTATTAATACCCAATCGTTTAAATATTTCTTGAGGGTCTTCTTCTAATAAAATTGCCTTTGATAGTCCTAATAAAAGACCTTGTATTTCAGCTGGATAATCTAAAAATGCTTGTTTAAAATTTGATTCTTCTTCTGATATAGCTATTATATTATCTATTTGAATATATTCATCTGTAGCTCCTACTATTGGATATAATATAGTAACAAGTTCACCTGAGCTTAATGTTTTCTTACCTTTGTACTTTTCACTTTTAAACGGAACAATTACATCATCAGGTAAAGAACTTAAAAATGCTGCTAACTCTTGTTTTATTTTCTTTTTATCATCTCCTTCGATCATAACAATAAGATCTATATCGCCAAAATCTTCTTTAGAACTTGTATTGTATGAGCCAGAAATTCTTGCAGCTTTAAATCCAGGAAACTTGCTTAATACTTTTTTAATATATTCGTCTTTAGTTTTTTCTACAAAAGACCTATTTATTCTTCCACCGCCTGCTGAGCCCGATTCATTTAAAGTTTGATATTGTATTAACTTAGAGTCTGCAGGTAAGAATTTACCTTTTAATCCTAATCTAGCTTGACTAGCAATCCAATAATCTTGTAAATTATCAGGAATATCTGCTCTAGTAGAATCTAATATTTTTAAATATCTGTCTATAATAGCATTATATTCTTCCGTTGATAAATTTGCTTTAAGATATTCTTCTAATTTAAAGTAATCATTTAAAATATCTCTATCTAAATTAAAGCCGTAAATTTGATTTAATAAAGCAATTGCTTCTTGAGAATTACTTGCTACCTTTTCACCAGTTTCTTTATTTACTACACCAGTGCCATGACCGAATGTATAATTTTTATTAGCAAACAAAGAAAGCATTAATTGAGTTCTATGAAGTCCTTTTACATTACCAGAATATGTATTAGAATAATAACTAAATGTTAACCAATCTAAATTACCTATATTTATATCTGCTTGAACGTATTTAGGTAACGGCTTTTTATTTGAATCGTATTGTTGAATGCTACAGAATAATGCACCAGAACCTGAGCCTTTAGAATCTACTTCAATATCATCATAAGCATTATCAATTTTTTCTTCTATTAATGCAATAATTGCTCGTAAGTTAATTTTTTCCGGAGATGCGTTCTTAGCTCTTTTAGTAAAGCCAGCAACTAATTCTTTATATTTAGTTTCGTCTAATCCCCACCCTTTAAGATCTGGAGTTATTCCATCAGGAAAAAAGTTTTTAACATCATAAGCCAAATCAATATCTCCAGATAATTCTTTTTTACCTACAGAACCTAATTTTTCAAATTGTTTAAAAGTCGCAGCTTTAGCAGGGAATAGTTTAGCTAATCTGTCTACAAATACTTCTAAGGTAGGTTCTATATCAGCTTTTGCAATTGGAGATGTTGTTCCGAATACATTTCCACCTTCATTAATAGGTACGCAGTTAGGAACTTGCTTTTTTCCTTTTTTCTTCATTCCTACTTGTTTATATCCATCCCAACAATCTTCTTGAAGTAATTTATCTAACCACCAATCTTTACTAAATGCCTCTGTCATTTTATTTTCTAGTTTATCAAATATATAGTTAGCCATCTTATCAGAATACCATCCAAATATTTCTTGGAATAGTTCTTTCTTTTCTTCTCTAGTTTTTGATGTATCTCCTAATACATTTCTTATTTCAGTCCCAGACATTTCTCCATACCCAGGAACTTTTAATGAAACGTGTGGAGCAGCAATTAAATATCCGTGTTTAGATAATGATTGTAAATTATCTTCATTACCTTTATAGCTTTGAAAGAAGCTAGGACTTCCGTCTTTTTTAGGTCCTATTTTAAATCTAGGATCTTCACCCATATCTTTTTCTCCAACTAGAACTACTGCCGATGTTGTTTCCGGGTCAAATTGGCCATATAGCTCAACGGGATTGTACGGATTCTTTACTTTAATAATATGAGACGGGTCTATACCATAAAGCTCAATAATGGCTTTCTTTTCGTTAAAATTAAATGGGCTTTTACCCGGCTCTACTTTATCAGATGTTACAATGTAAGCATTTTCTTTTCCGAACTTATTTTGAAGCCACATAAATGTAGCTGCATGATGCTTCCCAAAGGGTTGAAATCTACCGGGATATAGTGCGATTATTTTATTCATATATATTATAATTATATATTTTTATTAGTTAAGTATTAAATTTTATGCTATACTAGAAGTAAACATTGCTGTATTGTTAAGTATCATAATCTGTAAGTTATAGGTATTATCCGTATCATTAGGTATACCAAATAACACTCTATAAAACTCTGCAGTTTGAGCAGATGACGTAAATTGGTTTAACGATGCAATACTAGCCGATTGTTCTGTTATATTAAAATTTATAGTACTTATCGAAGAATTTATAGTACCTAATTCTCCAGTTATTGTTCCTAACGAAGCATCAACCGAACTACTAAAATTATTAAATGTTGTTTCTGTCACGCCACCTGCTGGAGCTGAGCCTGATATATTTCCTATTATTTCAATTCCGCCGTCCTTAGATGCTTTAATAGAATGATAATACGGTGCGCCTGTTTCTATAAAAACGCCTGGTCCATTTTGCGTGCTACCACTAATAGTTTGACTACCCGACCAAAAAGCAAATCCAGTATTACCACCAGTATAACCAGATCT